TAGTGCCGTCAACCTCAAGCCTATAATTTTTTATTCTTAATGGTTTATTGGTCAAAATGTTTCTAGCTACTAACTTTGCAAGATAACCGCCTTGGTTTTTTACCTCATTAGTTACAGCTGGCGCGTTAGGGTTTGGATCCTTTCCTACAATATCCAGCAATCTTATTGCGCCAGTGCCACGGCTTGAAAGACCTCTGCCTGAGTTTAATCTTGCTGGTGTTTCTGATATTGACTTAACTAGACGCAAAACCCCGCTTTCTGGTAGCAGTGGAGCGCTATCTTGAGTGAACTTATATGTTGTTGTTGCATTGCTAGGCTGGTCGCAAGTCAAAGGCGTTCCAAATCCAGGCTCACCACCAACAGTACACGCCCCATTAACACTGGGCAAATCAATCTCAATAACTGTGAAGTGAGTTTGTGTGAATAAACCTCTTGATTGCTCAAATGTACTCATAGACCAGTGAACACCCTAAATTGTAATGCAATGTTATTCATTAACCGAGTGCTATTGTGCGCCGTAACCTTTGGGTTGCTTGGGTCAAAACATAAGTAAGCACTAGAGCCGGATAAAATATCGCCCTCTTGGTCTTGCTCTAATATAAAAAAGTAATTGCTAAAACTAAAGTCTAAGAATGTTTGCCAGCTTGTCTCGCTGAAATCCTTGGTAACATTAGGTATTTTCAAACTGCCCTTCAGAGCAACTTTTTTAGTTAAAACTGATGTTGGGGCTGCTAAGTTATTAATATTACTTTTCGTTTCTATGCTTCGATTAAGCCATTGGCGGTTATATCCCGCGCTCTCTCCACCGTTTGGAATCTGTAGGTAATTACCTGCCGCTATAAATCTTACAGACGGCAATATATTACCAAGAGTGTTATATACCACCACCCGCAAATTATTAAACGATTGAGCGGGGAATGTAATCATCACACAATTTTCCCTAGTAATATAATTAGTTGTGATAATATTTGTGCCATCTGTCACCCTCACATAGCTTTGATTCCCTTCGCTTGCTGTTGGGTTCGCTATATTGATGCCAGCAACAGCAACATAGTTTATAGACTCAGTAGCACTAAACACAAAAGAAATCTGGTTGTTGTCTGAGCCAGTGTATGACGTGCTAAAGTCTGGGTCTGTCACGTTGGCTGGGTCATCACCAGAAAGACCAACGCTTACATTAGGTTGAATACCCAAAAGTACGTTTGATGTTGTTAACCTCATCCTCTACCCTGCCTTTGACTCTCGTTTAACATTCCAGATAGCACGTCTAAAAGCTGATCGCCTGAATCAGTGTTAAAGGTTATTATATTTGACGTACTGCCGCTTTCGTCCCTAAAATCCAAGCCTATTTCTGATTTATCAGGTATATAGTTATACTGTGGCGGGGATAGACTTCCGCCGCTACTTGATATTGAGCCACCCCCCTTGCTGGAACCTTGAAGCGCTGCGAGTTGAGCGACACCAGTAGCCGCAGCAAGCGCCATTGCAGGAATAGACATTGGATACCCAAGCGCATTGGCTTTTGATATTGCTATAGCCGTATCAGCAACAATTAAGCCTGCACCTATGGCTTTGTTATCATCAAACAACAATTGATTTAATGCCATGCCTTGCCTAACACCATCTTGTGCAGCGTTTAACTTTTCTTTTTCTGTCTTGTCGGCCCACTCAACCTCGCCTTTTTTTACCTTTTTAGTGGTTTTTTCTGATGATTTTTCTAGGGCTTCTCTTTTTGCGACATAATCCCTATAAAGCTCGAACCTCCTATCTAACTGGTCTGATTCTTCTAGTCCAAGTATTTCACCAGCATCAATTAGCCGCTGCCAGTCCTTCTCAAATTCCTCATCAAGCAATTCTGCGCGGGTCAGGGTGAATTGTCTAAGGGCTTCTAGGTCGTCGCCAGTGCCTACAGAAAGAATGCTGCCGCCTTTTTCGCCGCCTATCTCGCCGCCTTTGCGTTTTTTGGCGTCATCAAGGGCTTCTATCTCAACCAGTTTATCTAGCTGCGCTTGTAGCTCTGCAAGCCTTTGCTTCTCTACTTGAAGGCTTGCTTTCCCAGTTACCAGCGCGATACCGCTGAATTGATTCTGAGACATTTGTTTTTTTGCAATCTCTTCCTCTTTTTCGATCCTTTTCTCAAGCTCTGCAATCATCTCCTTTTGCTTTTCTATTTGGTTTTTTGCGCCTATCGAGCTTGTTATATTCTCCGCATCAAGGAATGAATTAATAAAATCAATTATGGTTTGCGTAGCTTCCGGGACAATCTCAATTACATCATTAAAAAAATCATCCATTACAGGGGCGAGCGTTGCGCTTATAGCTGTAGTTGCATTGCCAATTGATGAGGTCATTAGGGTGAATGTCGTTGACACCTCGCGCAGCGCGTCAGCTTGATGCTCTGTTATCTGAAGCGACTTATTGACATCGTCAAACCGCTGCTTTAAAAGTAAAAGCTCTTTGGAGTTATTAGAAAAAAGTGGCAGTAGCTTTGAGGCGTCGTTACCCATTGACTCCAAAACAAAAGTCATTTTATCGCCTGATACACTGGCGGCCTCCATCCTTGAAACCATTGTGCCTAGTATTTCTTGCGAAGATAAGCCCTCAAACTCTAATGCTGCAGCTTTGGCTTGCTCCTTTGTTAGCTTCATAACGTCGGCATAGTCTTGGAATACGCCAGTACCAGCAGCGCTAAATTCGCCTATCTTATCCGCAATATCTTTTGATATATCAGCAATTTGTTCCGCATTAATGCCGTACCGACTAGTTGCGAATGATAGCGCTTGAAAATCTGACGTTGATGTTTTTGCCTGTCTGGAAAGTAGCTCTAACTCGCGACGCCCGTTTGCAGACGCAACAACCATGGCTGTAATTGCCGCAGACAATGCAGCCGCAGCCGTAGCAAGCTTTAATGCAACACCGCCAGCCGCCTTAGCTCCTTTTGTGAAGCTCTTGAAACCGCTATCAGCCTTTTTAGTTGAGCCTTCCACACCGTCGAGGCTTTTTTCAACCTTTTTTAGCTTAGCGTCAAGTTTCGCTGTTTTAGCGTCAAGCTCAATTATTAACTGCTCTGTAGACATTCGTCAGGCGCTCCGTTTTGTTTTCTTTGATGATACAACGCCAGTGATATGTCAGAGTAAGTAGGTTCAATATCAAGCATGTAAGTGCTTTCTATAAAATCCATACTCCAAGCCTCGCTAGGCTGAACGCCTGATTTAGTTAAAGCTTTCCACCAGCCGAAATAGTCGAAATCTGCTATTTCTTTACTTGTTTTGAGCTTTGCTTTGCCTCTGAGTGGCATAAAGACTTTTTTGCCTTTATCGCCTCCACTTCGTACATTGCGTCAATGTCTAACAGCATACTGTATAAAACATAGGTGTAAGGCTGTGCATATGCCGAATCATCATTAATGGGACGCCAGCCAACGCGATCACAACCGTCGGCAATTTCCGCCAGCGTTAACAGTGAATTGCATTGTTTAGCAAGCACCCATAAAAGAATAGCGCCATCAACGTCATCAATATGGCGACCTATAGCCGCCATTAAATCCATCACAGAGCCTTCGCTATTGTCATGAACAATCCGCATAACACCCTGAAGCGTCGACCATAAGCCGCGACCCGTTTCGCGCTTAAACTCTCGTTTAGCTGCCCACGTAATCTTATACTCATAGTCTTTATAGCACAGGCTAAACTTCATAACTTAAACCGTCGGGGCGGTATAAGAGTAATCGCCTGACGTGCTAAACGTGACTGACATTTGAGGAACGCCGTTAACTGGTGCAGCATCACTACGCCCGGTAATGCTCCATGTGTCACATTGCCACGATTCCCCACCAACTGCGGTTTCAACTACCCCGGCAATCTGAGTGCCGTTCTCGGCTGCATCTTTGATTGTATTTTGCACAGTTTCACTCAAGAGCGTAAACGTGCCAGCAAAGGTTATCTGTTGACCCGCAACAAAATCCGCAAACAATGTAACCTTGCCGCCGTCAGCCTTGTTGGTAATATCAACAGGCGCTCCGTTTTGCGTCATAGTGCCGTCGAGTTGACCAGCAATGACAGCCTCAGAACCGCTAGCGCCTAATTTTATCAGATAATCGTTTGAACCTGCCATTGTGAAACCTCTTTTAAATAATTGTTAAGTAGTCAATTGATACATCACGCTTAAACCACGACTCATTTTCTGAGCCTGAATTAACCGTTGATTCTAAAATGTTTATTGTTTGTGCATTATACACTGTAGAGCTTCCATATTGAAACCCCGCTAGTATATCGTCAATCATCTGTAGCTGCTCATTGTCATAATTGCCGCTATTCAGCCTGATATACACGCTTACCTGAAATATCCCGCGCTGCTCTTGTACGGCTGCAATCTCTTTGCCTGTGGTATCACTAGTAGCTGGGATAAAATAAGCGGCAATATACTTGCTCTTTCCGCTCGGATCGAAATCATTATTTTCATAAGCAATGTCAGCAGATGTAATGCCAGTTATTGATGTGGCAATAAGCTTTGTAATCAATGCTTGTTTAGTGTCTAAATAACTCATAATTGCCTTATCTTGCTAGCCATTGATTTTAATGTTTTTCTAACCCATCCATCGGGCGCGACTTGCTTACTAAATCCGCCTGTTGATTTTATAGTAAACTTCTTGCCCTTCACATCCCATGAGCCTTTTTTAACTGGGTTAGGGTATCCACCATATTCAAGCGTTTCAATGTACGGCAAGTTATTAGTAAAAAACATTTTCTTATTGACCACGCGCTTGGGCATTTGCCTTAACTGCCTAATAGCCCCCAAGCCCTTGCTTTTGCTTGTAGTAACTTTGCTTGATGGTGTTCCGGCCGTCAGAAACCAATTGTTTCTAGCCCTGCCCTCATCGACCGGCGTACCTAAAACAACATTGTAAAGCCCTTGAAGATACACGCCTCTAATATCATCATTAGCTTTCATGTATGTTTGCTCAATGGCTCTGTCAACGTTCTCACGCCCTTTAAGTGGCATTATTGCGCCCTGCATTGTGAAATATAGGCCAGCGCTTCATATGATGGCGCTTTCTTGTCAACGTTGATTACAATATATTCTGTGCCAGCTTGCCTGATAATATCATTCTGGGTTATCTCATTATCTGAGTCGCTAACTAGTTGACGGTCGCCAGCCCTAATATTTATATCAGTCAAGCCTTGCTCATATGATTTAAAAATTGCATTGGGTAATAGCGTAGTTGTTTCAGTTGATGATGGTGCTAACGGTGTGCCGCCTTGCCCCTTTCTTACCAAGTAGATTTTAGCGTCAGCGGGAGAGCCTACA